TAGATGAGCGCTCTCGCCTATACCCCGCCGCCGACCGTGGCGCGGTTCATGGACGATACCAGTATAGTCAAGGTAATCGTAGGTCCCGTCGGCTCCGGGAAAAGCATGGGCTGCATCATGGAGCTGGTGCGCAGAGCATATCAGCAAATACCATATAATAATGTACGGTATACTCGCTTCGCTCTGGTCCGAAACACGGCTGCCCAACTTCGCCTGACGGTTCTAGCTGACATACAGCAGTATCTGGGGCCGATCGTCAACTACCGGGTTACAGACTCCACAATACAAATACGCGCCGGACTGCCGGACGGCACCAGCATCCACTCGGACTGGGTAATGATCCCATTAGATACCAAAGAAGATGTGCGGCGATTATTATCTTCTCAATTCACCGGTGCCTGGGCCAACGAGATAAGAGAAATTCCCATAGAAATCATCAGCGGAATACTTGGCCGTTTAGGGCGATATCCTTCACGAGCGATGGGTGGACCCAGCTGGTTCGGTCTGATCGGCGATACGAACCCCTGGAGCACCGACTCGCCGTACCACGAAGCCTTTGTACTGAGCCCGAACCCGCGCTGGAAGCTGTTTCACCAGCCCAGCGGCACCGGTCCCTACGCCGAGAACGTCGAAAACCTGCCGCCGGAATACTACGACAACCTGGCCGACGGGCACGACATCGAGTGGGCGGCGGTGCACGTCGAATCACAGTGGGGCGAATCGAATGCCGGGCAAGCGGTATTTCGCAAGAGCTTCCACGCCCCGACGCACGTCAAGGACATGAAGCCCGTTGTCAATTCGGCCCGGCCCATAATGGTAGGGCTCGATTTCGGAAGGACCCCGTGTGCCCTCATCGGGCAAACCGACAACTACGGGCGCCTGATCATAATGAAAGAAGTTGTCACCGACGGGATGGGCCTCATTCAGATGCTCAGAGAATACCTGAAGCCCGTGCTGTTCGACCCGCCGTTCGCCGGAAGGCAGGTTTTTGTCATAGCCGACCCCGCCGGCATCCAGAAATCACAGCTCACCGAACAAACCGCGTTCGACGTGTTGAAAGAGGAAGGTTTCGCCGCTTACCCGGCCGCCACCAACAAGATCGAATCGCGCCTTATGGCAGTCGAGAAGCTGTTGAAGTCGCAGATCGTCGGCGAACCCGGTATTCAAATCAGCCGCGACGGCTGCCCGATGCTGATCCGGGCGCTCGGCAACACATACCGCTACAGGCGCAAACGCGACGGAAACCTTGAGGATCTGCCGGAGAAATCCCACCCGGCGTCTGACCTCTGCGACAGCCTTGAATATATGTCCATGGGCGTGCAGATGAACCTGACGGCGCGGGTACTCACCCGTTCGCAGAGCCGGCTGAGCCCGGGAACGCAGATGGTGTCGGCCGCCGGGTGGACGTGAGCGACCCGGAAACGCCGCGCCGTGATGGGACACCCTGCATGAAGCCCGGGGGCGCCGACCCGGTTCAGACCGGGGGGAAGACCGGGCCGGCGCATATCGTCAGGGAAAGCCGTAGAGGCTCAATTTACGACAACTGTATTTTTACCCGACGCAGGCATACCCGTGTCAAGCAGAATTTCCCCGATGTGATCTAGATATCCGCGATATCCGCGGCGGCGTCGAATGTCGCGTTCAACCACATCGTAAGACCCTCGCATGCCGTGGCGGGGTCTCTGCCGGCGGCTTCGTCCAATAAAATACCAGCCCCCTCCAACCCGACCTGCAGACAGGACACCACCTGTCGCGCCTGTTCGAGACTGGTTATTTTCAGGGCGACGATGATGAGGTTGTCATCTGGTGCAGTGTCCACGATGCGTGCATCCGTTAAACAGCCGTAAGCCTCGCGGCTCGTGTAGTGAATGCACAACACAGGCGAAAATAAAGCAAGTGATTTAAGTGGGGGACAAGGCGGGCCTTACGCTTCTCTGGCGATAGTCTCCCCGTCTTCTTCGCGTTTATGGTGAGACAACCCGACCTGGGCGGACCCCGGAGGCGGGTCCCCGGCCGAGCGGTCGGGCAGGCTCTGGAACGGCTGCACGGAGCGCCGCGACGCCTCGCGGTAGGTCGTGAACAGCCTGTCGCTGGGATCGTAGTAGCGCTCGCGGATCACCGAGTTGCGTTTCTGCACGTTGCCGGGCCGGGTCTCGACCCGGACCCGGATGTAGTCCTCGTCGAGCCGGGTCGACAGCGCGGCGTCGACGGTCGCGAGCGGGCTGCCGATCTTGTCGGCGACCTCACGGCGCCGCGGGAACGGGCGACGCTGCTCGTACAGCCGGCAGATTATCGCCAGCAGGTGCGCCGCCTTCTCCGGCGGCCTGTTCAGCTGCTGATCCTCGATCAGCATTCTTGTAATCGCATCGACCACGAAAGCCGGCACGTCCGGCACGCCGGGTGAGGTCACGGGACGCTCCATGCATCATCTGGAGGCATAAAATGCCTGTCACACAACGTTGAAGTATGGCAACCATATTCTGCCGTCAAGAGGAGATGTCCCGCGAAGATATAGTGGGTTAAACAGCATTTGTTTCAAATCTGAGACAAGCCCGGGGTAAAGCCTGAATCAAGCCATATTACGGGTATCCCACGCGGGACACCCTACCCACATTTTGTGTAATTACAGTAACGCTACTTATCCGTGCGCCTGTCCGAAAATCCGTCGCTCGACGGGGGTTCAGGACACATCCGCGCGACCAGAAGGGCGTACCCCGCAATATCGACATAGTGGTCGGCATGATCCCACCTGCCGGCCAGTATCCGACCGAGTTTGAGCGCGATCATGTCGAGAGCCTCGAGCGCGCCGAGCGACAGATCGGGCTGGCCCCTCGTGTGCCGGCGCCCGAGCTCGTCGGCGATCACGCCTTTCAGACGCTGCACCGCGCGCGCCGTATCGACGAAGTCGCCGTGGGTGCGGCCGCGCTCCCCGAGCAGCCGACCGGTTGCGTCAAGCCCGGCGGGATCGGGAAGGGCGCCGTCAGGCATGGTTGTCTCCAGGTGAATCAGGCAGATCTCCACCCGAATCGACCCGGTCCCGGCGCAGCCGGTCGAGGAGGTCGGAGGATGCGATCTCCAGTGCGCCCAGCAGCAGGGTCAGGTCGAAGTAATCCGCCACCAGGTTGGTCGCGACGTCGCCGTCGTAGTCGACGAGGACCACGACCAGCGACTTGACGCGCAGCTCGCGCACGCGCTTCAGAACCCGATCCAGGTCGCGGACGAGGAGCCCGGCGCGCTCCTCGCGCGATAAGGTGTCGCGCACGGTGCGGGCGCGCTCCAGGTCGACCGGGTCCGGCATGTGCGGTCCTCCTACCACGCGCTCGGCGCTCGGTGGATATGACTACGGTAGCTATAAATACGCAAGATTCATGCAGGCGCTGCCCGACCCTCAACCACGTATACATTTTACCACGTATACATTTTACCACGCACGTTCTTTACCATCCAACCCTCAACCACGTACACGATTAACCCATCCAACCCTCAACCACGTACACGATTAACCCATCCAATCCTCAACCACGCACACATTTTACCGTTTCGCGGCGGCGCCGGTAAAAAACAAACGTATTAAAAATATACAAAGTATTTTTTGGTGGTTTTCGTGTGAGAGCTTTACCTAGCGGGAGGAGACCCCTACCCCCCAGTGGTCAGGACCGGGGGCGGGGGCCGGGCAAGTCCGCGGACAACTACGCGTAGTCAAAAACATCCGCCCCTTAGTGGGTATGCTTCTATGCCCGTAGCACCTATGGATGGAAACATTATGACTACAGTAGCCAACATTCCTTCCGGCACGCTCGGCCCGATGTCGCTTGACGAGATCAAGCGCAGCATCGAAGGCGAATTTCTGCCGTACATGCGCGGCGCGTCGCGCATGGTCGATGCCAAGGCGGCCACCAAGGCCGCCAACAACGCCGAGATCGCCGGGCGCGAAGGCGCAATGGTCAATCTCGCCGCGATGTCGCACAAGTTCGCATGGTCGCCGGGCATGATCGAGGAAGCGATGGGCGCGGTTGTCGATGCCTACGCCGGCACGCTCGACGCGGACACGTTGAAAGCCCGCAAATCCAGCATCGCGACATTCAAGAAAGACGCGTCGCTGGTTTGCCGCGCCAAGGTTCGCGCCGACGTGCGACGCGTCTTCGCGCTGGCGCACGACATCTTCGATGCGAAGGATGACGGGACCGACACGTGCAAGAAAGCCTTCGCGCGGGCTTACCAGTGCGCGATCGCAGTCTTCGTCCAGATGAAAGCCGGGCGCAAATTCGATGACGCGCACGACGTGATACAGCTTGCGAGCGAGGTTCTGGTCGCGCGGCGCTACGACGGCGAGAGCGTCAAGCGGAAATTCGAGACCATCGTCGAGAGCGTGAGGGAGTTCAACCGTGAATTTCCGTCCGAGTATCTGGCGCAGTGCATCGAAGCCTTGTGCCAGCTTGATGCGGACGATTTCGCGGACCTCGCGCGCGCCAAGCTCGCCGCGAAGCTCGCGCCCGCGACCGCGCCGCGCCCGTTGAACCTCGTGCACGAGGACGTTCCCGCGCCCGCGCCCGTGATCGCGCCCGTGCCTGCGCCCGTCCCGGCTTTCGTCCCGGTCCCGAGCATCGACGCGCAGCTGGCGGACGTGCTCGGAAACGCCGACTAGCCTGCCCTGACCTCCCTCCCGTCAAGCCCCGCGCGAAAGCGCGGGGCTTTCTGCGTTTCAAACCCCGCATGGCTCGAGCCATGCGGGGTTTGGCGCGTCTTCACTCAGGAAAACCCCGACAATGACTGACACGTACACCGCGATGCTGGCGATGCAAGCCTACCTGTCGGGCGCACTGTCGCGCCATGCGCTCGTACGCCGGATCGGACACGAGAGCGCAGATGAGCTTCTACGCGAGCTTGCGCGCGCGACCGAGAGCACGACCGACAGCGCGACCGACAGCGCACGCGCGTATATATAAGGAGCCCCGCCCATGCCGTTCCCAACGGAAGACGCCACGATCAAGCATCTTCGCGCGCGCGGTTTTCTGCGCTCTCCCGACAGGGTGAAACACATAGGCGCGTGGCGCGTCATGCGCCGTGACACGATGCGGTTCATGTACGTTGACGTGATACCGCTCGAAGACGGTAACGGGTTCACCTATCGCGGGATCGCGTTCTACAATACCAACGAAAACCCGCCGGACTTCCGCAGGCAAGCCTGACCCTACCCTGACCTGACCTGCCCGACGCCCCGCGCGGTTTACGCCGCGCGGGGTTTCTGCGTCTGCGTATCCCGGCATAGGAGCATAACTGATGCGCGATCTGATGCGCCCATATGATCGTTTCGAGGGAGAGGGACACGACTGGCGTAACCCGGTCACGATCGTGAGAAATCAACCGTCGGTTTATAGAGACCGCTGCGGGTGCAGGTTCATAGTACCTGAAAATGCTATCCAGAGACATTATGAGAATAGTTTCGGGCACCGCTGGATAACCTGGGAGGTAACCTGTAAACGTACCGAGAATAACTACGGGAGTTATCAGCACGTATCAAAAATACATCGCAGGGCCGTCGGTATCTCTGATGATCTGAAAAATGACCTGAAGGTCGGTCCGAGGGATTATACGCAGTACATAAAAATACGCAGCCACCCCGAACCGCCATGGTAAGTAGATGCTGACCGCCGATCACGTCCAAATTAAAATCCATACGTTCACATTCTATTTTTATTAACAAATCTGATGATTCATGTTCGATAAGTTTACAAAACCGGATATTCAACCCGAGGGTGGGCCGTTACCCGACAGGGGTTTAGCCTGATATCTGGTACCAAGAATAGCAGGCTGGCGTCGGATCGCTCGGATCGCCTCAGTATCCTATTGATTTTATTGAATAATATAATGTAACAGATCAACGCCATGATAATTTCCCAAACATAACCGGGTTCGGCGATCAATTTTTTTTCACTTTTTTGAAATCGAGATTGAAAAAAGTGAAAAAAAACGCATGGAGAGGGGGGTAACATCCGTCGAAAATATTGAGAAACCCGCGCAATAACGAAATCAATGGGTTAGGCCCTGATATTGCTGGTTTGAAAATTGGCGTTGATGCGATTTTCGCAGGCTTCGATATAATCCAGATCACGGGAGCCTGTTACACTTTCTCCGGGCCGCCGAAAACCGGCCCGAAAGCCTCCAAATCTGTACGGGCAAACTTACGTAAGCCATCCTCGGTTGACTGCCGGGTGGTTTACCGTACATAACCACGGCTACCGTAGTTATAGAGGATGACATGGCCAAAACAGTCAGGTTCGAGATGCGTTTCGACGCCGAGTTTCACGAGTTTCTGAAGTTCGCGGCGGAGCGCAACCGGCAAACCGCCTCGGAATTTATCCGCGCGGCCTGTCGCGGCACCAGAGACTGGGGCGCGTGGATACGCCAGCAGGAGCGCGGGCGCATCGTCGAGGAACGCCGCGCGCTGATCGCGGCCCGTGCCGCCGCTAAACCGCAGCGCGAGCGCATCTTCGACATAAAACGCCGCGACGACGTCGTCTGGGAGTGCCGGTGGTTCCAGGAGCCGAACGGGATGAGGGTCATGGCCGATTGGGGCGCCCCGTATACCTGGGAGGAGATGATCGACCGGATACGCATGTCGTACCGCAACGGGCTGGCCGTCCAGTGCACCGATCCCGAGGCGCACGACCGCGAGCTCAGGACCCTGCTGGCGACCCGCGAGCGCGTCTATCGCGAGGCGGATGTCGAGTTGCCCGGACTCGAGCCCGGCCTGGTCAAGCCGGCGATACCGCGCTGCGCGCACTGGGTGAAGCTGTCCGACGATTGCACAAAGTGCGATGCCGACGCACGCATGGAAGCCGTCATGGCCGACATCGAAGCCGGCGTGGACATCATGGGCGGACTACGGCCCGAAACCAGCGAAAACATGGAGTGAAATGGTTATGAGCACAATAAAGAACAGATGGTACTCCGAGGATGATCTCAAACAGTCGATTGCAGTAGTGTATGACGCCATACATACGTATTGCGTAAAGCGTAATGCCGCCGGTCGCGCCGCCTTGTGCAGCCATAAATACTTTAATCCGGAATGTCCCTGCTGCAACTGGGTTATCGTGAGCCGGTATCTCAGGGAATTTCAAGGGCTGCTGCAGTCGAGTTCCGACGACGCATCGCATCGCCCTCTGCATCCCGGGCATAACCCATAATTACAGCTACCATAGTCAGTAACCGGAGGATCACCGGCACCATGAGCACGATCACCATGGAAGACGATCTGGCGCGCATCGACGCCATAAAGCACCGTCACCTGATGGATCATAACCCCGGCGACGGGCACTGGCGCGACGTCGACGCATTGTTGCACGTCTGCACCTTGCATCAAGGCGAGATCCGCGACATCGGGAAGTCGCACGACGCGGACCTCGAGAGCGTGTACCGCGAACACCGCGACGAGCTCGAGGATCTGCGCGCCGGACACAGATCCGATCTCGCAGAGCGCGACCGCGAGCTCGCGGATTACGAAAACCGGATTGCCGGGTATGACCGCGACCTGATGGAGGCGAACCGCTCTCAGGCGATCCTCAACGACACGATCGAGCGGCTGAACCTGCGCTGGGACTGGCTGGTCGGGATCACGAGATTGTTCGCGTCGAGATCAGGCCCGGAGCACCGCGCCATGCTCGACCGGAAACTCGACAGCCTGAAGCCTGTCCAGGCGCCCGGGGCGCCGCAGACTGCCGGGTAATTATGGCAACCGTAAAAATAAGGCGGCCGGACCAGGCCGCCTTATACCATTCAGCTGCGCGCGTCGCGGTGCGCGTCGGGGTGCGGCGCGGCACGCCCGGACGTCTCGTCGCGTGCCTGCGCCTGGGCGTTCGTCCTGGCATTCGTCCTTGTCTGCGCCCTTGTCTGTGCACGGATTCCGGGATCGGTGTGCCGGTCCGCCCGCCACTCGTCGCGCCATGGCTCCGGCGGCAGGTCGGGCTCCTGGTCGGCATACGCGAGCTCCAGGGGCTCGGTGCCCGGCCGGTACCCGACCGTCGGCCACTCGCAGTGTTTCTGGTACTCGCTGCGGCGGTCGTACAGCGGCATCGTGTATGCGGTATTTCTGCCGATATCGCCGTTGTTGGTCGCACCCGCCGCCCACGGGTTCTCGCGCGGGTAGGCGGGCAGCGGCGTCGCCGGCGGCGGCATGCCTTCTTCTTCCGCGCGCTCACGCCCACCCTGCTCGCGCCGCTCGGCGCGGTGACGGTCGGCGTTCCTGATCTGCTCGCGCACCGCCTCGTCGTGGCGCTCGG